AGCGTTCGCGCGACGGCGGACATGATCAATGAGAGCCTTGAGCAGATCTACTTCAAGTGGGTCGACAAGAAGCTGACGAAGGCCAACCTCAAGATGATGATCGAAGACGGCAATGCCGCTCTTCGCGTGTTCGCCAATAATAATGACATCATCGGCGGCAAGGTCTGGCTGTCGGATCTCAATGAGCCAACGGTCAATGCCAATGGCCAGGTCTACCTGAACGTTGAGTTCGAGCCCGTCGGCCTGATGGAACAGATCAAGATCACGACCTACCGCAATATTCTCTACTACCAGATCCTGCTGGATGAGGTCCGCGGCGCTATCGACAACGGCCCGCTCACGGTTGCGGCATAAGGAGCATCATACATGGCGACCAATCTTCCGCGCTTCCTGATGCGCAACTGCACCCTATGGGCTGACAACGAGTCTTACCTCGGGCAGATCGGCGACATCACGCCGCCGGTCCCGCAGGTGAAAGTCGAAGAAATGCGAAATGCGGGGATGATTAAGCCCCGCGAGATCAAAATGGGCTACGAAAAGCTGGAGTTCAGCTTCAAGATGCCTGGCTTGGACCCACGTATACTAAAACTGTTTGGATTGCGTCCTGGCACCGAAAACCCGTTTATGATCACCGGTGCACTCGTTGATGAGAACGGCGAGGATCATTCGGCGGTCATGACCATCCGCGGCTTCCTGAAGCAAGCTGATCCCGGCTCCTGGAAGCCTGGCGACATGGCTGAGAACGACTACATGGTCAGCGTCAATTATTACAAACTCGAGATTGATGGCGACGAGATCTACAAGATGGATGACTTTGATGTCGCCATCGGTGGCGTCAGCCAGGTCAGCGGTCAGCGCAATTCAATGCTGCTGTAATTAGCAAAAAGGCCCGCGGGGTTTGCGGGCCTTTCCACATGGTCTGGCCTTCGCAGGGGTTCGCTCAGGTCTGCCACTGCACACGATGTTATTTCATCGTCCAGAATTTTTTCAAGAGGAGTTCCCATGACTGACACAGTCACGATCACCCTTTCCAAGCCCGTCGAACATGGCGGCAAGACCTACCAGACATTGACTTTCCGCGAGGCGGAAGTCGGTGATCTGATGGTCTCTGGCCACTTCAAGGACGAGTTCTCGCAGACGATTGCTGTTCTGGCTTCCATCAGCGACACGCCGCTCCCAGCATTCAAAAAGATCAAGGCGCGTGAACTCGCATCCATCATCACCGCCACAGCTGGCATGGTGGGAAACTCGCCGGAGCCCACGATTGGCGCCTAGTCGCCGGATACGTGGCGCATGTTCTGAACACGCCAGTTAACATCATCGAAAAATGGCCGCCCGAAAAGGTGCTGGCCTACTTTGATACCGCCACCGTGATCATGAAGGCGAGGGGGATCTGATGGGTACTCTACAGTCACAGCTCAAGCTGTCGCTGCTCGATCAGGTCTCTGGTCCGATCCGCAGGATCAGCGGCGTTCTTTCTAACTTCCAGCGCCAGACCATCATGCCGCTCGGCGGGACGATCGGTAAGCTTGCTGCTCTAGGCGCTGGTTACATCGGTGTCACGCAGGGAGTGCAGGGCACTGTCGGCGCAGCGATCGGCTTCGAATCTGCGTTCGCTGACGTCAAGAAGGTGGTCAACGGCACGTCGCAGCAGCTTGAAAGCTTCCGGCAGGACATCCTCGGCCTGTCGAAGGAAATGCCAATCACGGCGAGCGGTTTCGCGGAGATTTATGCGGCTGCCGGTCAGTCCGGGATTGCCAATGAAGAACTGAAGACTTTCGCTAAGACGGTGGCGCAGGTTTCCACCGCATGGGACGTTCCTGTGAAGGAAACGGGCCAAGCTTTGGCGGAAATTAAGACGCAGTTGCACTTGGGTGTCGCTCAGGTAGGACTGTTCGCAGACGCGCTCAACCACTTGTCGAATAACAGCGCAGCGAATGCGCCGAAGCTGCTAGAGTTCACCAATCGCGTTGCGTCGCAGGGTGAGATGTTCGGCTTTACGGCAGAGCAGTCGCTTGCATTCGGCGGCGCTATGATTGCAGCCGGTGCTGAATCCGAAGTCGCGGCAACATCGTTCCGGAACATGGGCAACGCGCTTACGGCAGCAGGAACGGCCTCGAAGTCCAAGCGCCAAGCCTTTGCCCGTATCGGCCTTGACGCTAATAAGACCGCCAAGTCGATGCAGAAGAACGCGCTCCAAACGACGCTCGACGTCATCGACCGTATCCAGCAACTTCCCGAATGGGAGCGCATTTCGATTGCCCGCGGCCTATTCGGCGATGAAGCTCGCGCGCTGATGCCGCTGATCAATAACAGCGGCGAATTGCGCAGGCAGCTCGGTCTTGTCAGCAGCGAGGCAAATTACGCCGGCAGCGCAGTGAACGAATATGGCATTCGCGCCAAGACTACCGCCAACCAGCTGCAACTGGTGAAGAACAATCTGGCCGCCCTCGGCATCGAGATCGGCGATCGGATGCTTCCGGCAATCAACAAGGCGCTTGATGGTGTGCTGGGCATCTTCAAAACGCTAGGCGAACGAGTCACGGTGTTCGACAAGATCGGCACGGCCATCCAGGGTTTTGTGAACGGTCTAAGTGGTGGCGGCGGCTTCTCCGAAATGATGACGCAGCTCGAAGAGTTGTTCTTCGGGGAGGAAGACGGCTCTGCTCCAGCCGATCAGATGGGCCGCATCTTCAAGCAGTTCAAAGACTGGGGCACGTGGGTTCGCGAGCTCTCGTCTGCGATCGCAGAAAACCCGATTGCCAAGTTCTTTGGGAGCCTTGCGCCCTACGGGTTTGAAATCATGCTCTGGGGCGCGGGGGTCGCGTTCTTGGCCGGTACAGTTCGCAAGCTTGCGGCTGCGCTGATGTTGCTCAGCGGCGCATCTACGATCTTGGCGACGTTGAAGGCTCTTAAGGGGCTTGCTGGGATAGCAGGGATCGGAGGCGGGGCAGTCGCAACCGCGACGGCCGGCGCAACTAGTGCCGTTGCAACCACGGCAGGTTCCGGCGCTGCCGCCGGAGCCGCGGCGAGGGTCAGCGGACTGCTTGCTCGCGTGGGCACGTTCTTTGCAGGATTGACCGGACTGGCTGCGGCGACAACTCTTGGTCCCGGCGGCGTGAAGAAAATGACGCCGGAGCAGTCTCAGTATTTCCGGGACCGACTACCGCCTGAGCAAGTACCGGATTCCAGCCGGATGAACTTCCTAAAGCGATTGCTATTGGGGAGTGCGGCTGACGAAAACTTCAGTTTCAAAAACCATATGGGCGTTGAAACAAAAGCGGCTAGCGGCATTAGGATTGACGAAGGCAGTCTAGCCAAGATCACGCAGCCGAATGGTACCCAGGATGTGCGTGTCACCAACCCGACGCAACCGGTCCCGCCGGTGGTCAATCAGGTCAACAACTTCAATATGACAGGCGTCCAGGATCCTGTCGCTGCTGGGCAATCTGCCGCTGCACAAGTTGGACAGGCGGCCAAGGCTGGGGTTGAGGCAAGCTTGGCCGGAAATCCTGCGCAGTGAGCGGCGGCACCAACAGCGCGACCATTTCAATCATGGCGCCCGACCTTAAGCCGCTTAAGCGGGATGTCTTCCTTCGCTTCGGCTTTCTGTGGCAATCGCTCAGGATCCATCAGCCTCCATTCACGCTCAAGTTTGGTCAGTAGTTCCCGCACAACCTGATGCTCCATCGGCCTCTCCTCCTGTAATGCGATCCCAACTACGCTTTTAGCACATGGCTCAGCTGACGTGTCTGAGACCGCCAGATCGCAGATCAATCAATGACGCGGCTAGTCCGGTCTCGCCCTTGACGATAGCCTGACGTGGTTAACGAGCGATTAGGAAGTTGCCAGATGCCGGGGGGAAATCCGAGGCTTCAGCAGGGGGGTGAAGCTAGCGTCCTGAAGGGTTAACGCCGCATCTGGCAATCAAGATCTCCACCACTTTGACGCGCTTTGCAACCGTTTCGTTGCAAGATAGCGCTTGGCCCACTCCGTTAGCGGTCGCCACTGAACATCGTGTCTTCTGGCCGGTAAGGCAAACCGTCGGGCGGTTCGCTTCTGCACTCCCATTCATCAGTAAAGGATCGCCCTATGGCCGGAAACGTTGCCATGGCCCTGGGCCCATTCGCGTTCGAAGCGTTGGGCTTTGGCTATGAGGCTGTGCAGCGCAGGTTGCAAACGCCTTGGACTGAAATGCAGGTGGCGCAGGATCTGAACCAGTTGCAGTGGATGGGACCGACTTCAGACGAGATCACCATTCGAGGTGTCATCTTTCCCGTCGAGTATGGTGGGCAGTCGTCATTGGCTGGCATTGTTGAGGCGGCGACCTCTGGCTTGCCTTTGACATTGGTTTCCGGCGATGAGGCAGAAGGACTGATCCACGGTGTCTATGTGGTCCAGTCGGTTGATGAAGATCGCACGACCTTCACGGCCTACGGAGCACCAAGAAAGAACGCCTATTCCATCAGCCTGAAGAAGTATGGTGGGAGAAGCGTTGGCGGTCTGCTGTCGAACATCATAAATCTGTTTTGAGGTGACTAATGCCAGCCACGTACTTCACCAAGCAGGGGCAAACGGTTGATCTGGCCTGCGCCGACCACTATGGGCGAACCTCAGAAGTCACTGAAGCTGTTCTAGCCGCCAATCCGGGGCTTTCTGCACTTGGTCCTGTTCTCCCGATGGGGACGCGCATCATGATGCCGGACATCGCCAAGAAGACGGTCGGTGCAAAATTGCCGACGCTGTGGGAGTAACCCATGTTTCCAAAGATCGAAGTCACTGTTGACGGCCAGCCTATTGCCGGCGGCTTCTATGAGCGGCTGATCTCTCTGACGGTCACCGATAAAGAGGGATTTAAATCCGACACCGTCGATATGGAGATCAACGACGATCCGCAGGTCGCCATTCCTCGGAAGGGTGCAATCATTGACGTGCGCCTCGGGTATGGAACGTTAAGAAGCCTGGGTAAATTTACCGTCGACAAGGTATCGTGCAACTGCCTCCCATTCCGGATGTCTATTAGCGGCAAAGCTGCCGATCTGCGAGCATCAAGCTTGAAGCAGCGCAAGGAACGCCACTGGGACAAGAAGAAGGTCAAGGACATCGTTGCCGAGATCGCGAAGGACGCGGGCCTGGAAGCCAGTGTAGACAGCGACGTCGGCGATCACGAGTATCCCTGGATTGCGCAGGAGGACGAGCAGGATTTTGCCTTCCTCTATCGCCTTGCCGGACGTCATAACGCTCTGTTCTCAATCAAGCAGGGTCGCCTGATCTTCGGCAAACAGGGCTCCGGAAACAGTGCCAGCGGCAACTTCCTTGGCTCGGTCATCGTCACGCCGTCCACGATCCTGCAAGGCACATGCAGCTTTGAGAGCAACGACCGCACCAAGTACAGCAAGGTCGTGGCCTACTATCAGGATAAGGACCAGGCGAAGCGCGTCGAGATCGAGGCAGAGGGCGACAGTGAAGGTGAAAGCGTTTTCCGGATCCCCGAACCATTCGCCAGTGTCGAGGAAGCGGACAAGGCCGCGCAGGCCAAAGCCAAGTCGCTCAAGAGCGGCGAAGGATCTGCCAGCGTAACGGTCATCGGAGACACGTCAATCTGTGCAGGCGCGCCGCTGATCTTCCAAGGCGTTCGCGCTGGTCTGGATGGCGTACCGTACATCATCGAAACCGCAACGCACACGTACTCGAAATCCGAAGGCTATAGGACGCAGATTCAAGCCAAGCTCTACGACGGCAAGTCAGCTAATGAAGGCAAGAACGCGGTCAACGACAATACGTCTGGCGGCGCTGCCAATGACAATAAGACGACACCTGCGTCGAATGCGCCATCCGGCACACCGGCTACGCCTAACCAATGGCTTGGTGAGCGCCGCTATGGGCGGACAGACGCTAACTAATAATGATCGACCGTTTTTGAGTAGTTGTCGCTATTTCAGCGATGGGTCGATCATTTTGGTAGTACGATCAAACCTGAGACGAAAATGAGGGCAAGGATCAGAGTCAAGACTCCGCCAAAAGCCTTCCAGCTAAGTTGTTTATCGTGATCCAATCTAAAATCAACCTCAGCAATAATCTACAACCGTATTCGAAGCATGAATAAGAACGATTGTCGAGTACTCGGATGCTACTAACCTCAGTTAAATCTTGCTTTGACCTGAAAGTCCGATGTTTGTTGAATTGGTAAACGTTTGGGGATGCAAAGTTCGAACTGCTGATCAGCTGACCAGCGCACGTTGCATAGGCGTTGCATCTGCGTTGCAAATATCAAAATCTGTTGAGCAAGCATCGTCGGCAAGAGCACCAATGTGTGCGCATCAGCGCATCTTCACCAGAGAACTGCAACTGACCTCCGACAGAATGTCTCCCTCTGCCGAAGCTATCTGGACGCATTCTTCGTCTATAAAGGCGTCGCCCATAATCCGCTCGGTGATCATTTCTTTTACGAATCTTACCGCGTCTGCGTGGGCATTTTCGTAATTTG